TCTCCCTAGGCAACTAAGGAGGTAGCGTAATGAAACACTTTAACAATAGAAAATTTAGTTTGTTTAACCATATGTGTGACATCTTGTTTGAGTTCTATGAAAAAAATGGTTTAGAGCATATGTGTGCTTTAGAGGCTCAAATAAGTGGTAACTACAAAACTGAAGACCAAAAAGAATGGTTGGAAAGATTTTGCAATGTTTTAGATAGAGTTGAAAACAGGAGGTAGCATAACAAGAGTGTTCATAAGTGTTGACATTCAATGCTTGTGAGCGTAAATTTAACAGAACATATTTTAATAAGGAGAAATGAATGGACCCACTGATGCTTACAAGTTTAGCCATGGCTACACTGACGGCTCAAGTGATCATCTATATCATTTACCAAAACAATAGGTAAACACATGACACAGTATAAAGATGTTGTTGAGACACAACTAAAAAAATTAAAAGAAGAAAAAGATTTAAACACTTCTGTTAGCATAGGCTGGCAAAGAGAAGAGCTTGGAAAACCTCATGTGGTGAGACACAAAGGTTTTAAAGACAGGGTGGAGTTTGAGTATTCTGATAAACGCAAAAAGCCACACACAGAATGGAAATAAATTATCCATGTGGTTGGTTCGATGCAGAGCAATTACCAAGCCGTGACGATGACTGATTCATATATAAAACCACACGATTACAAGGGGATGTTCTGGGACGATGTTTCAAAACAATTATACACATGGGGTGAACTGCAATCTCTATTTAAAGAGAGGCAAACAAAGGGAGAAAATAATGAAGGGAAACAAAGAGATAATTAGCTTTGAGCAAGCTTTGTATGCTTACAAATGTTATTACCAAGACATGTACAACATGAGTTATGTAGAGATGCCCGATATTGTATCTTCATATGTTGGTGCTAAAGGCGGTTGGTTTTTAAGAACCCACAACGATGAAAAATTGGCTCATGTATTAAAGTCAGGACATGTTAAACTAAATCACTAAGAGAGGACCCTAAATGTTATTTAAAAAGAAAGATGATATCTTGCTGAACACTAGCAAGATGAATGCCAGTGAAATTATTGAAGTCTATGCAAGGCTAAACCTGTTTCAAAAAGCCGCACTGCTTAGGTTGTTGGTTAGAGATGTAATCTTTGAACACGGTGAAGAACAAATCAGTGGACTTCAGTTCAGTGATATCGAAGTAGACGGTGCTATTATCACCGCCAAGTCTGAAGGCTAAAGTTTATTAGGTAATCTACCAACCCTTCTGATTGTCATAAACTTCCAGAGTTCTGGTATCGGTCTAAGCTCATCACAATGCATGGCTGGACAGGTGCCATTACCAAAGTCAATGTCCTTGGCTTTCTCAATAAACTCTTTGCGACCAATCCAACCAGCTACATGAACTGAGTCTGGTATGTCGTGAGGTGTTACAAAGATAGCTACATCTGCCTTAAAGAACTTCTTATCTTTAAAGATTAGATGCCCACCCTGAGCAAAGGTTGCCTTCACATCAAAGGACACATCGTTGTCCCACATATCAATGTTCTTATCTATGCCACCTTTGTGGATGTCATGATCAATCTGGAAAACTCTGGCTACTGCTAGCTCTCCCTTCACACCCAGTAGATCAATGTCATGATCGCTTCTGGTTGGGTCCTTCTTTTGATTGGCTACCTTAGCAGCTCTTGCCAATTGCCAACGCAATGAAGCCGCTTGTTCGCACTCGGATAAGTCCTGTCTTGTGAATCTTACTATCATTTTTTATTCCTCAAATTGTGTATCCCAATCCTGAACATGGTTCTGGTTGTATCGTTTGGCAAATCTTTGTATGCCGCATTCAACAAACGGTTGGGAAGGTTGTACATCCGCTTTGGTAACCAGTAGACACATAAGTGTGTGATTACCTCGATGCGTTTATCTTCAAAGCCATACCCTTTAAGAAAATCCTCTCTCTCTTTCTGGGTGTTAAACTTCGAAACTTCCGTAGCCCAATACACATGATCATGAACGGGTTTGGGAAGTCTCTTAGTCAATTATAAGTCTGTTAATTTAATTGGAACGATTTGGTTGTGCAGATTGTATGGAGTGTAAATCCCAGTGTCCCTACAATTGAGCAGACGCTCTAACGCTTGCTCATTAAGTGATCTGCCATACTCTATCGCCTCAGCGTCAAGCTCATACACCACATAGGGGTATGGATGAGTCTTAGCAATGGCTAAGAACTGAAAGCGATCCACTTCAGTCATGCCAGAGTTCTTAGCAGCATCAAGGTAGAAAGCTGCCTGTTGATGGTAACCAAAACTTTTCACTGATTGTTTAAAGCCTCGTGGACTGGCATCTCTGCAAGTCTTAAGATCAATAATCACATTGTCCTGTAACATGTCGAACCGGGCTTTGCACAGGTGACCAAAGTAATCGAAGACCACTGATAGTTCAGTCTGGTCCTCGCCTCTGGGTTTAAATGCATCAAGCACTTCACACCGAGCAACACAAGTGTCATACAAGTCCTGAGAGATCACACTGCGATCACCAGCTGTAGCAACAAAGTCTGCATACTCTTCTTTGCCTACCTTGGTTCTTTTGTCAATCTTTGGAGCGATGATAAACTCATCGTCAAAGACATGTGGTTCTAAAAACAAACAATGTTGTAGTCGACCTTCTACAAAAAACGATGCCTCACTGTCTGGCTTCTCTTCGTATTTATATGCATAAGGGTCTTTCATGATGGCTGTCAGGTCGTGTGAACGAACCGCACCCAATTCATTGTATTCGGGGAATGGCATGTCTTCATACACTCCCTCTTGGTATACGACCACATCGAAACGTGGTTCAAAATCTATAATGTCACCCATGGTAAATAAGAGGGGCTACTGAACCTATTTGTTTTTGGAGAATCAAATATGAAAATTATATTCTGATCCAGTAGCCCAAACCGTTAAAACGGGATATCTTCCTCGCTAACTGAGCCAGTCTTGGCTAGGTTATCAAGAGATGAGAAGTCTTCTCCATCCTTCTTCTCATACTTTTGTGATTCAGCTTTGTTAGCGGCAACCACTTCAAAAGATTCATCGATCTTTGTTTGTACCCACTCAGGCAGATCAATAAAGACATCGCACATTTTTTTGTCGTCTTTAGCATACTCGTCAACGTCAAAAGCTAACTGCTCGTTAACTGTTGCAATTTTCTGCACGCCACCTTCTGGGTGATACACTGCTGTGACTTTAGGGTTGCCACCAGATGTTAGTTCCACTTCTATCTCACAAGTGCAACCTAGGATGTTGGTTAGGTCAAAACCTTTCAACTCCTCATCGGTGAATTTCTTTTTACGCCATGAGCATAAGTCTCTAAATAAAGCAGACTTCTCATTCAATGACAGGGTGTACTGCTTCATGATAGAAAAAGGTTTGCCATCAGTCATTTTATTCTCTGGAGTTTCCCAGTAAATAAAAACGCTGTGACGCTTGCTGGTTTCTCCCTCATACGTTTCGTTGTGTGTGCCAACATCAACGATACGATAGCAAGCTGCTTTGTATTGACCGACAGGTAAAGATTCGTACCCACCACCATTGGACTCATTTTTTATAGTAAGTGCCATATTTATTTCTCCTCAATAAAAATAATTATTGTTAATTGTTTCCAAACAAAGTATATTGTAAGGTATTCAACATAACATAATATAGAAGTTTCATAGAGAGGGCAAGTATGGGAATAAAAAATATTAAAGGGGATGGCAGAGAGTTCGAGAAACCTCTGACCATGGAGTCAATGGGGAAGTTTACAGAGTTCCTCAAATCACATGGCTTTGAGCCAAAGGAGGGGAACCTTGAACCTAACCCAGAAAAACCACAAAGAGCTTACACTAATGTTAATGGCAAAAGAGCCATGTCTGGTTATTATGCTTACTACGATAACTTTGGCACACCAATTGGATTTGCCTCTGATTATCGAACTGGACAGACACACAACTTCAAGTTATCTGGACGGAAATCTTCCGAGGTTAACTACGAGGCTCTTGAAAAATTCAGAGAACAAGCAAAGCAAGACCAAGAACAAAAACATTTAAAGGTTGCAAAGAAAGCCAGAATGATTTGGGATGCCGCTGTTCCTTGTGACTCACATCCTTATCTTGATAGTAAGGGAGTTAAGTCACACCATTTAAGAGTACACAAAGACAGACTGCTGATTCCCATCATTGATGAGACTGGCAAGATGTGGTCACTGCAAACAATCTTTCCAGACGGCTCAAAAAGATTTTTGTCTGGTGGCAAGACAGGAGGTTGCTTCTTCTTAATAGGCACGCATCTTATTAAAGAGTCAAAGAAGATGGGATTCGGTGAAGGCTATGCAACCTGTGCCACGATCTTTGAAGACACACAGACTCCAATGGCTGTTTGCTTCAATGCAGGCAACCTCTTGTCTATTAATACAAAGTTCATGGAATCAATGCAAGACAAAGAGTTCATTATCTATGCCGACAATGATGCAAATGGCATCGGAGAGAAAAAGGCTATAGAAGCTGCTCAAAAGTCCAACGCAGAAGTTGTGATGCCTACAGAAGAAGGTATGGACTTCAACGACCAAAAAGCTGTTACTGGCGAATTGATTACAAAGAAAGTGGATGTCCCAGACCTAATAGAGTTTGAGAAAACAACCCAAGGCAGGATCATGGCAACCACTGACAACTATCATGCGATCATGAAGTCTTACGGCATTGATTGTTATTACGATGTGATCAAGAAACGAATCGAGATCGACATCCCCAACTTCAAACCCATTGCAGATTTAAAAGACGAGGCTCACTTGGTTGAGTTAGAGAATCTGTGTATCAAGAATTTTATCCCCCATCAAAGAGTCCGTGATGCGATGAAGATCATCGCCCAAGAAGTTAATCCAGTTGCCCGTTGGATTAACAGTAAGCCTTGGGATGGTGTTAGTCGTATTGCGGATTTCTGCGATACCGT